GCGACCACAGAAACATAGTTCCCGAGCGATCCCTCAAAGACCGTGCTGCCGTGCAGGAGCTGAATCTCGACCACGTCGGCAGTGGATTGACCAACCTGCGCCGTGGCGACGATCAAGTATTGCTTCCCAACCGTGAAGTTCCCACTCGCCTGCGCCATGCTCGTCACTGCCGCGAACGTAGAAGTGGAGTTCGTGACGTCCGTGTTGCGCTCGGTGAATGTATGGGGAATCGCAGCCATTAGTGGCTCCCCATGCGCCGGAATCGCACAATGCTAATCCCTGTCGGTGGCGCGGGCGGCGTCAAGTCACCGAACTCATAGATCCCACGATCCCACGCCCCCCCATAGCCCCGCGTCACCCCATCGAAGTCTGTATTGACCGTAATCGTGCCGCTGGGGTACGCGGCCATCGTGACCACGGCACCTGATCCAATCCCAGGCGAGCCAGCTTGCAAGTGCCAGTCGGAGGCGCGGTTGACAAAGAGCGGGTTACTGGTCAGTTGATTAGTCCCTGTCGGCACCCCCGTACAGTTGTAGAAGATATTGGAGTCTGTGACGCGGGTGCCGGTGGATTGCGTGCCGTAATAGCCGCCAATCGCGGCCAGCCCACCACAGTCGAATATATTGTTGATGACTCGTGGATTGTCAGGGAGCGGCTGAGGGTAGCCAGCCACCCCTCCGACGCCAGAGAACAAGCCCCCGCCTCCGCCGATGACGATATTATTCATCAGGGTGCAATCTTTGCAGCCGTAGAAACCTAGCAGTTCGGGGTTTGTCGTGCTGCCTTCATTAATAATGACGTTGTTGTAGGCCACGCAGTTATAGGCTTCATAGCCAGAGGACGGGTCCCACAGGTAGATATTCGCACTGCTCCCGCCGCAGAGAATCCCCTGATCGGTCCGCCCGCGATGGGCGACATTGTTATACATTTGCAGGTTGCGGACGCCGCCTTTTCCGTTCATCGCGGAATTTTGCCCGCCGGTCGTGGCGCTATAAAGGATGTTATTGCGGAAGATGTTGTCCTTATTGTCAAACGCTTCCAAACCCATGTGGATGGTGGAGTTTTCAACAATCGTATCGTCTTGGTTTGTCTTGAGCCCGACGTTCAGCGTCGGCATGTCGTCAATTTGCACGCCAGTAGCGCGGAATCCGACATAGCCGGAAGATTGCGTGCCCGATAACTTCGGGGTGTTGCCTCCCTGGTTCCAAGCACGTAGCGCCGTGCGGGACGCGCCGCCTGTGCAGGTTGTGCTTGGGTCGTTCGTGATGCGGATGTACTGAAACCAGACATAGCTGGCGTTGATGCTGATCCCCATGTTGCAGGACGTGGACGAGACGATCGCTTGTAGATTGTTCTCGGCCTTGACGATGATCGGATTCCCGCTGGTCCCACTAACGTTGAAATTCAGCTCGCCCGTTGTATAGGTCCCGTTGCCGATAATCAGCACGTCCCCCGCCGTGGTCAGACAGGATTCGCCCGCCGCAATCGTCAGCTTGCGATTGCCCGCCGTACTCGACTGCGCCGTGGCGCATGAATTGGCATCGCTACCGGATGTCCCGACGTAGTAGGTCGCGGCCTCGACCAGCGAGCATTGCAGGACCAACAGCAGAACAAAGATTAGGCGCATCATTCAATCCCCAGGTAACAGAGCCACCGCTTCCATCGGCCCCTTACTGAGCCACAACGCTCAGGCCAGTCGGGGCCTGGGGAGGGACCGCGTTGACGCTCGCCTCCACCTTGTTCGAGTAAATGCTTTCCAGGTTGCCCGTGTCGTAGGCCGTCAGCGCGTAGCAGTACACGCCATCAGCTGTCACTGTATCGCTGCCCGCCGTAACCTTGCCGAAGGTCTGCACGCGGGCAAACGCGCCGGGATTGGCACAGGCCCCCGGCGCACGATAGAGACGATACCCCGCCAGGTCCGCTTCGGTATTGGCGTTCCAGGCGAGATTCACCGACGCGGCATCAGCCACCGCCGCACAGAAGAGACTGACTAGCAATACCAGTATTCTCATGTTGTCCCCCATCATTACGCCAGTGTGAACACGCCCGAAGCTGGCGGTAGAATCGTCAGGGTATTCGGGCTGGTGATGCTGAAGGCCGAACTGGACAAGGTACAGAAGGCAATCAGCTTGCCCGTGCCCGCGCCGGTGCTGTTCCGCAAGACCGCGAACCGGATGCCGGTTAGGGTCGCGCCGCTCGCCGTGAACACGATGCCAGCCGTGGTGTAGGTGAACTTGTACTGCAACGCGCTCGCGCCCACCGTCCATTTGCCGACTGAAGGGCTCAACGTGCGTCCGTTGGCGGGATAGCCGCCGGTCGCCGCGATCTCTTGGGCAGAGAGCGAGTTCCAGGTTGAACGGGTGGAGAGCGAATGAATGTTCAACGCCGTCGCGCTAGACTTGAGCAAGCACATATAGATTTTGCTGCCGGTGCCAAGCGTGATCGTGCCGTTGCCGATGTACTTTTTCGCCTTCGCGTAAATTTTCCATGTTCCTGCGGCCATAACTGCCTCCTTGCCGAATCCGGCTGGTTAAGTAAGTGACTCCGTGGGGGTAATTGCCAGATCGGACATGGACGCCCCCGCATCCAAGATGTGTTTCAGTAGTCCGTCGCCGTAAATCTCCAGTTCGATTTCATCGCCCAGTAACTTGATGACTTCGATGAACTGTTGCGCTTGCGCCGCCATCCAGGTATGGCATTGGAAGGTCCGCCCGCCTGTCACCATCACCGGAATGATTACGTCTGAATTGTTTTCCGGCTGGGAGTAGGCGTGATGCGTCTTATCCTCAGCCAAGCAGGAATCGCAGCCATAGAGATGGAATTTCCTGAATCCCAGCATCCGCAACAACGGCAGCGAGGTATTCAGGACCGTGGTGCAGCTCGGCACCGGGTAGGACAGGGGATAGTGCGCGGTAATCAGATCCTCGATCTTCTCTGCCATGGTGTGCCAGAGATAGGTGCGGTCTTTCGGCAACCCGTCAAACACGCTCGGATGACATTGCGAGGCGATGAGGTATTTGCACCCGTCCACCACCGGCTTCGTGAATCGCTGATTGAACTCGCGGGCATCGACCATGATATGTGCCGAGGGGGTCAATCCATGCTCCAGCGCCCAGTTATAGGTGCCGTTGAGGGTAATGAGCTTGACGCCTTCGGCCCGTTTCTGCCTGATTTCCTCGACGTACTGATTCAGCGAGGGACCTCCACCCAGCAACATCACTTCGACATCATTGCTCACATGCGGGACCACCTGCTCCCACCCCGCCGCGCAATTCACGGCGGCATTCGCCCGAATCTGCTCATCAGTGACGTTCAGTTGCCCCTGCTTGGTGACGTTTTTGACATCCTTCCAGCTCGACACGTAGAACAGGACCGAGGACGCCTGCTCCTGGGACCAATGGATGAGACACCCGCGCTTGGCGAACTGCATCAGCCACCACTCATAGGGATGCACACTCAAGTGCAAGGGCGCGTCGATCAACTCGCCGCAGACATCCTCGACCGTGGAAATCTGAAAGAAGGTGTGCCTGGTCGCCGCCAGGATATGGTCAAGGACCTGATCGACCTTCTCCGGTGGAATGTGCTCAAGGACATCGGTGCAAAACCCGTATTCCGCTGTCACCGGCGAGGCGGTTTCCAGATCGTGCTTGCGGAACCGGATCGAGATGGAGTCGTCCTGGCATGCCTGCTGGACCGCCTCATCGAGGCAGTTGCGCGTAAAGTCGAGCATCGTCACATCGAGCTTGCCGTTCTTCGCCAGGGCCAAAGCCCCGCGCCCTGTGCCGCAGCCGAAGTCGATGACGGTTGAACCGGGACGAGGCGTTGCCTGGTCCAGAAAGATGCCCGCCACCTGCTCGCCAGGAGCGACTGTCCGGTATTGCGGGAACTCGCCCCACAAGCGCCCATACTTCTCCGCTTCGGGATTGCCGGTGCCCATCGTGACGGTCGGTGCGCCTCCCGTCATGCCTGCCTGCGCGGTCATCATGCGTCATGCCTCCTCGGTTAATAGGAACGCTCGCGCCCCCGTCGCGCTACAATCTGCGCGGTAATGCTGGTGGTCCCATCGCCTGCTGTGACGCTGGGACGTATCCACATGGGCGTCTCGACTGCCTGGTAGAGGCCCGCCGCCGTGACGCTGATCGTATTGCCGTTCACATCGGTCAATACATGGAACGTCGAAGGGTTGGTCAATTCGTTGCTGCCTTCCAGTCGAATCGTGCCACCCGCTCCGAACGTCCCTGAGAATTGCACGCATTTATCGAAGAACTCGGTGAATTGCACGGCATCGCCGGTCTGTCCGTTCGTTAACGTCCAGCTAATATGGCGGCATTCGCCATACTGAGCATGGGAAGGAACGGGGGATTCTGTGGCTACGGTCGCCATGCCCTACCCTCCAATCGCCGCGCCCGCCTGTTGCACGATTTGCCGCAATTTCGCCACGAGATCCTGATGCTGGGCGGTCATTTGCTGCACCGGACCCCGCAACCGATCCGCCTGTTCGCGCAACGTCTGCACTTGTTCCGCCAACGCCTCGGTTTGCTTCTGCGCCATCGCTTGCGCCGTCCGCCGACCCGCTTCCGCCAGCCGCTTTTCTTCATGCAGGTTGTCGATGGTCACTTTCATCGCGGCCTGTTCGGCCTCATGGCTGGCCCGCAACGCCTGAATCTTCTTGTCAGCCTCACTCTTCTCCACTCCGTATCGCGCCCGCTCCGTCTCAATGGCCTTGCGGTAGTCCGCCAGCTCGCCTTGAGCCGCCGCCCGCTGCGCTTTCAAGTCGTTCAGCTCGCGCTGAAGCTGTTCTTTCGCCACCAATAACAAGTCTGTTTCAGTTTGCATCGCATCCTCGCGGCTGGTTATGGAGGCGCGGCCCGTAGACCGCGCCCCCCATCCGTCCTGTTAGAACGGCAGTTTCCGGTAGCTGAGGTAGACGTACCCCGCCGCCGTATCCGATCCCGCCGACCCCGTGTAGCTGATCGAGGTGGCCGTGCCGTCCGTCCGATAGACTTCCGGCGTGAATCCACCGACCGTTGCCACCGCATCGGCTCCCGCAATGCTGGTACACAGCAAGGCTCCGATGTAATTGGTGCTCACATAGTCGATGGTGGTCCCGCCAGTAATCTGCGGGAGCAGTTCGCGCCATCCCGTCGTCCCGACATCCCCGGCCACAATGAACCCGTCCGCATCGCCCCCTGCTTCAGACGCGAGGATGCCGACATTCAGGGTTTCCGTTGAATCTGCCGTCGTCACCCGCAACTTAATATCGTGTGCGGTAATCAGGCAGTTCGACGCGAGGTTGAGGCCGGTATCCGTCTCGCTGTTGTCGCTCGCTCCATACGGGACCACAAGCAACTGATGGGCGATTACTGGATTCACCGGAATCATGTGCTGGCTCGGACTCACACTATTGAGCGCGAAGGTCCGCCCATCGGCGGTATGGCCGCAGATGTCCAGCGCCGTCACCGTCGAGGCAGTCCAGAATCGAACCGCCCCGTTGGTGAAGGTCAGCACCGCAATCCCACCCGTTTCCGTCAAGGTCGTCCCGTTGGTATCGGTATAGACCGTGGGAGAATCGGGGGTATCTTCCGTCAACGCCACCAATTTCCCGGAATCGTCGTCAATCGTCGGCATGGTGTTGATGTTTTTCGAGGCATCCATGAGCTGGAAGTGCCACTCTTGCAAAGGCAACATAATGTCTCCTCCTTCTTGGCGGGCTTATCGCCGCGCCTCGCCCCAGGCGATCCACATGACCACCGAAGAGCCCGTTTTAGATCCTGCTTCGCTGACGGTTTCAATGGTCGCCGTGTTGCCGGATGTGGCGGTACAGACCACCGTTTCTCCAACACCCGTTGCGCCCTGGACCGTTCCGACGATGCCATGCAGGACGGTGAATTGCGGGACCGTCACGGTCCCACCGCCTGAACTCATGGTTGTCATCCCGTAGGCCAGGTTGCCGTACACGCCGACGATCTGAAGCAGCTCGGCTGATTGACTGGTTTTGTTAAAGGCCATAGTTCACCCCCTCTTAGTCGGCCACCGCCGCCGTGAAGTGGTGGACAACGCCCGCATCCTCGTTGCTGATGTTGCCATCCACGGCGTTCCGGTCGAACACCACTTTCTTAATGCTGTTGATTTCATGGTGCTCCAAGCCGAGATCCTTCTTGTAGTTCGTCCACTCTTCCGTGGTCTTGCCGTACTGCGCCCAGGCCATGATGCCCGCCTGTGCTCCCAAGAGGAGGTTGTGCGCGTACTGAATGGTCGAGCTGCCAGTCTGAATCCCTTCCCACTCGTAGATCAGGACGCCCTGGTAGCCGCCCTTGAACTGCGCTCCGGTAAAGAGCGGGTTCCCAGGATTCGACACCGGGGGAATGAGCAGCATGGGGTTCTTCCAGGCTGCATCGTCATTCACCAAGTCACGAATGGCGAGGGTATGGGCCACGTACACAAACCATTCCTGTACGCCTTCCTTGTCCCCGATCATGACCTTGTAGGGCCGGATCTTGGCCGTGGCGCTCCCGCTGATGAGCTTGGCTTTCCGCACGCACATATCGATATGCGTGAGCTTCAGCTTGTCATCGGTCCCGTCGAGGTTGGTCAAGGCCGTGGCATGGGTCGCGTTCCAGTTGGAATCGACCGCTCCATACAGGTACCGGCCCCGCACGCGCCCGGTGGAGGTGTCAGACAAGGCCGTGGTGATTCGGTCCTCGGTCCGCAACCGGCGCTTGTCGGTCAGGCCGCTCTGCATGGCCATGACCACGCTGAACGCCGCCCGCTGCTGGGTCATGGGCAGGTTTTCCGCCTTGACCGCCACCTTGTCGTCATCGACGGTCTGCCGGTAGTTGTAGAAGTCCATCGTACCTTCGTTGCCGGAGGTCTTGGTCCGTCCCGTCACGACACCGCCCATCACCTGCGAGCGGATCTGGGTATTGATCGCATCGCCGCTGGCCTTCGTCAGGTCTTCGCGGATCTGAATGACGGCGCTATCGCCCTCGCCCATCCAGCGGGACCAGAAGGCTTGCCGCAAATACTCTTCATTGATGGTGCTATCCCACACTTCAGGGGTGATCGCGCCCCCTGACAGAATTTCAACAAACGACATGGTGCTCTCCTCTCCTTCGTCCGTGCCCGATCAGGCTAGACGCGATTGTGAGGGAACAGTTTCCCCGCACTGAACGTCCGAACCGGCTCCGTTCCGGCTAACCGGGGATCGGCCCCCGCTGATCGCGCCTGATTCAGGCTCGGCACTGTGGCCGGTGGTTTCGCGCCACCGTCCTGATTGATGAGTTCGGTTTTGAATTGCTCAAACAGCTTGGGGCGCAGGATTTCTTCCGCCTTCTTGAGTACGTCCGCCTCGGTCCGCCCGAACTTCGTCAGCACCGCCTCTTCGTTGACGGCGGCAATCGCTTCATGCACCGGCTTCTCCGCTGCAATCACGCGCTGCACCATCCAGGGCTTCTCTTGCGCGAGCTTCGTGTAGGGTCCGCTTTCGTGGTAAATCTGATTCAGCACGTAATCCTCGCCGAACTCCTTGATGGCCGCGTCCTTTGAGGATTCCTTGCGCTGTTCAAACTTGTTCCACTCGTCCCGCAAGACCGCTTCCCGCTGCTGCTGTTCCTCTGAGGGCGGTTGATATGTCCCATCCTGCTTCGCTTCGATGACCTTCAGTTTCTCGGCCATCTCCGCTATCTGCTTCTGCAAGTCGGCCTTCTCCTTGCCCAAGCGGAGATTCGCTTTGGCCTGGTTGGAAAGCTCCTGCTTCAGCTCCTCGGCTGTCTTCTCTTTCTTGTCGGTCTTCTCGGATTCGGGAGCCTTCGCCTCTGGCGCGGGCTGGTCCGTCTCCTTGGCCGGTTCCGACTGGCCTGCTTGAGTCTGTACGGGCTGATCGGCCTTCACTGCCTGCTTCGCGGCGTCCCTGCGGCGTGCGAGAAAATCGCTGAACGCCGGGGCCGTCACAGAACTGGGGGTGTTGGTCGGGGCCTCGCTCGCTGCGGTCGTCATCAGTCCTCCTCTGCCGTCGGTGACGGCTATTTCTTCGCCTTCTCTTCGGCCACCAGCTCAAAGAGCGTGGGGGCAATCTCAACCAACGCCAGCGCGTCGGATTCCGGCATCGGTTGCACCGCGCCGTTGCCCGCAAACTGCACTTCGCCGGCCTTGTCGCTCAACGAGAGAAACGGCACCGGCAACAGGACGATCTTCCCCTTCTTGCTGCCCAGGTACCGCACTTTCACATCGGCCATGTGTCGCTCCTCATCCGTGCTTGCCGAAAAAGACCATCTTCTTCGGCGTCTGGATCTTCACCACGCGCTCGCCCCGGTGATGATCGTCATAGAGTTCGTCGATTTCATGCCGGTGCGCATCGAGGCCCACGCGCTGAAACGCCTCTTCGATTCGTGCCGAACAGGTCCGCGAGTCCCGCAGTTCGCTATGCGGGATTCTGATTTCCTTGGACATTCATCCCTCCGGTCATCGGCTCGGCCTGAGACTGTCCGGCCATGTAGATTTCCTTGGAGCGCAATAGGCCATCCATCGCGGTTGCCGCCGCCTGGTAATCGACTTTCCCGCGCTCGACTTGCGCTTTCGTGCCTTCTTTGACTTGCGTTTTCGCCAGGTCCGCCTTGACCTTGGTCAGCCACGCCGCATCGCCGCCGCGTTGCGCCAGGAATTGCGCGAACTCCGGGCTTTGCATCGACGACATGGCGATAAACGCCTTTTCTTCGTCCGAGAGATCGGCCCAGGTCATGGAAATGGACATTTTCGGCAGATCCGGCGGGCGCTGCGTCATTTGATCGATCGACGCCATGAGCGCCTTCTTTTCGCGCAAATTCGTCAGGCTGATTGCCAGCTTCATCATCCCTGGCGGCAAGGAACCCGCTTGCGGCAGCAACTTGAACATCATGTCGAGTTCTTGTTCCCGCAACGTGGTGTAATCGGGGGTGTCCGTCACCACTACGTCATAGATCCGCTCCTTGATCGCCTGGATATGCCCCTTGGTCAGGGCCACGACTCGCGCTGCGTTGGGATCGTCCGTCACCTGGAAGGTCATTTCCTCGGTGAAGACCTCTTTGATGAGCTGAAACTTGAGATGGGCCTTGGC